AGATACTGTGCTATCAGATGGGTTGTTATTATTTGTTGCCCTACTATTTTGATTTCCGCCTACAAATGTATACCTACCATTTTGTACAGTATATATAAAATTCACATGATTATGCCCACTATAATTCCAAAGTGCAATATCACCCGGTTGTCCTTGATCTAGTGGAATAGACATTGCATTCCACCTCGATGGAGCATTTTCGATTGCAATAGCGCCAGCTTCCGGGCACCATTTGTATCCACATTGTTTGAGAGTGAAATTAACAAACCCCATGCACCAAGGAGTAGTATCGTGCAATATAACGGCACCTAATCCTAGGCTTTGCCATATTCCTATAATATTCGGATTATCAACGCCGGTAGTCTGATAAGTTCTACTCCATTGTCCATTTCCTGCTTCGACTAGTCTTTCAGCTAAGAAAGGAATAATTCCGCTGGTAAACGTAGCTGTTGTGATTACCCCAGTTGCAGTTGAAATCTGTGGCGGAGTACCTTGGTAGTTAGGTTGAATTGCTCCTTGCGATACTGCATCTGCAGGCATTGCGAATACACTAGGATTTTCAGTATACGCAGTATCATTACTAGTAATTTGTTCAACAATTAATGGGTCGATAGCTACCCCACCGACGGTGATATCACCGACAAATGCGGCACTTTGCTGTGGCTTATTCCATAATGCTACAGAAACATTATTAACAAATACATTTTTACTATAAAAAACGTCACTAATTAATCCCGTACCTGATACATATGGCATAAGTTAATCCTTTAACTTATTTACCTAGTGTTATACCAGTGGTTCTTTGTATATAGAGATCCGCAGCATCTTTATCTGTTGCTACCGGAGCAGTCAATAATGCATGTCTGTAAATGGGTATGTTATCCGAACTAGTAGTAAACATAAAGGGGACAAAGTTTACACCTGTTTGAGTAGGGACTAATACTCTCGGACGATCAAGCACAATAGATTCTGTACCAACTTCTGACAACTTTCCTACAATTTCTTCGCCAGCTGTAGTTCTAACAGATACGATTTCACCTACACTGACACCTTTGGTAATTAACATTTTTATTTCCTTTTATAGTTCGCCGCTTTGTGCTAATTTGAGCATCATGCTATATTGCTCATATGCTTTTTTCACTGCGACGTATTTGTTTCTTAAATTTTTCTCTAACTGTTTTTGTTCCATTATAGTTTCAAACATATTATAATGGCCGGTTTCTTTTAAATTATTAAAAACCTGTTGTTCAAACTCTGCCAAACGCTCTAATTCGCTAAAAGCAATTTCTACAATATATAGAGGTTCTGTTTCTAATGTTACATCTTCATATACTATGTTATAATCTGCAGGATTTTGAAAATACTTTATATTTTGCTTAGTCCATCGGTGCGCTCTTTTATTTGTATCGATAATGTTTACACCATGTCGATTGCACCATGCTTTAAAATCATCTGCGTTCATTTTTTAATTTATCAACCTCGTTGCGTCTACGAGCATTTTCTCTTTCAAGAAATAGAATCTTTTTATATAGAGTATCTAGCAAACGATTTTGTCGTTTAACTAAATTTTCTAATTCTGCAATTTTTGTTTCATTCGTTTTCATTTTTTGGAACTTCACATAATGCTTCAATCATTTTATAATGATTATAAGCTTTCTTTAATGCTTCGAATTGTTCTAATTTATTAGGATCTGGAACCAATATAGCTAGACGTTGTTCAATCTTGTTAAAAATTTCTTTGAGACTACGACCTTGCATTTTAATATCGCCATCAATTTCAGCATCGCCGGTTACCTTAAAATTTCCGTTACTAGGTGAAGTCGAAGAGAACGTATATGGAATTGATGTCCATGTAGTTCCGCCATTAGTTGATGTCCATGTTCCTCCATTATTTATTGTTACATTTGGTGAAGAACCGACAGGACCTCCGGCATTTATATTATAATTAAATTGATATTGTAAAGGATCATAAACAGCCATATTAGTGAAATATGGCTGTCCGTTGATTATATCATCAATTTTCTTTTTTATTTCTGAATCCATATATTACACAGCTAGTTTTTTAGTAAGATCTTCAAATCCACCAACGAGTTCATTATCAAAGAAAATTTGTGGTACTGTTCGTGCATTTGGAACAGCTTCTAGTAATTGTTCCTTAGTCCATCCGTTGTTAATATTACGTTCTTCGAATGTAATATTCTTAGCCTTAAGCAATGCTTTAGCTTTCTCACAGTACGTACACCCGTTCTTACTCCAAATTACTACGTTCATTTTTTCTCCTTATTCTGTTGCGTAAGTTTGTTTAAAAATATCTGCTTTGACTACTCCATAATCTCCAGAGCCGTGACGAACAATATAGTCATTGCCCTTGGTATAATGAAGCGTCTCACCCCAGCTAGTTTTTACATCCCCATCATGGTCTGCTAATTTAGCTACCTTCATGATTTTCTTTGGTGAACAATCGCCATTTCCTAAGTCATCTTTTAATTCTGCAAATTTTTCCGGTGGCATACTATACTTTTCGCCTTTAGGTCCGGTAAGAACGTAAAATCCCTTTTTAACTTGCTGTGGCCCTTCTAGGGTTTGAATAGTTGTATCTTGAGATGCAATTTCATATTTTTCTCGAGCTGGTTTCTTATAAGTTTGAAATCCGTCTTTAAACCATGCATCGTTAATAGTATCTTCAAGTAGATTAATAAGATTTCTCATGTTTATTATCCTTATAGGTCTGGCAATTCATCATGTGTAACCGCATCTGACATTACACCAATAACATAATTCGTTGATTCGGTTTCTTGTAGTGCTGACTGTTTTTTATTAATATTAATATGTTTATTAAACCATGGAATTGGACTAGTTCTAGGATGATCTTCCTGATACTTAATACCGATATCCTTAAGTTTAGTATACGCAGTATAATCAACAAAGTCTTTAAGAATATTAGCATTAAGACCGATTACCACTCCTTTTCGGAACAAATAATCTGCCCATGACTTTTCTTCTTGTATAACTTCCATATATAGTGCATATACTTCTGCATGACATTCCTGTTCAATTTGAACAAAGTCAGGATCGTCTTTGGTTACATTATTAATTAACCATGCAGTCCATTCGGTATGTAAAATCTCGTCTTGTAAAATAAGACTAATAATATTTCCATTTCCGATGAAGATCTTATTTTCGACCATTGCAAGGCTAGTAGCAAAGCTAACCATAAAGCGTAATGCTTCTAATGCATAACTTGCATGTAGAGCTAGCCAAATAGCTTTCTTATGATCATAAACTGGAATATCTTCCCCTAATTCTCGGCGCATGTTAAGAACATGTAGTTCTTCGTAATAACGTCCGATATTTGCTGCCATGTCTATGATTTCTTTGGTATCGTGAATTGAAGAAAAAATACTTTTTGGAACAGAATAAACATTACGTATAATATGGCTATAACTCTTTGAATGAATATTTGTTTCAAACATTGACCATATAGATATTAGAGATTCAAGTTCTGGAATCGATACTACTGGACTAAAGATCTGTACAGGTGCTCTTCCCTGTATTGAATCTAATGCTGTTTGTCTTAGCAAGTTACTAGTAAAGATATGTTTAACAGCTTCACTGGCTTCTTTGTGATCAATCTTGTCTTTAGTAAGACTGATTTCTTCAGGAACCCAAAAATACCCTCGTTGAATCTCTTCAAATTTAGCTATTTTAGGATATCGGTACTCCTCAAAGCGTTGTACTGTGACCGGACCGTCTGGATCTAAAAACATTTTACGTTTAAGATAATCAGTCTTCTTAGTCAGGTCATATTGCAATTTACTCATTTACATTCCTTATTTTACAATTATCAAAATGATGTCTTTTCATTATGCTATTTCCGCCTACTTTATTACAATGAGGACATTTTATTTTTTCTTGAGGTTTTTTTATTCCTTTACGACCTCTTTTTAAGTTAGCTTCGGCGTGTTTTTCTGGATAATCTATTCTATTACACCAAGCTACATAGTTACCCATATCTAATTCTTTTCTATCAAAAATTCGGCAAACTAATTTAGGAGTTGGTTTTCCTTTTTTCAAAACTGACATTAAAGGATTAGGGCGACCTTTTAAATTTAGAGATTTTCGCATCGCTACTTCGATTGATTGTTTTTTTCCTTTATTAGATTTACCTATCTTTCTTTTGGTTTCGTTAGTATGAAAATATCCTAAAGTACCTTCTCCGCCGTCTGTTCTATTTCGAAGAATACCGGTTCCTAAATCTTTACGCCCGTACCAACGAATCATTCTTCGTTCGATTGCGCAAGCTCCTATATCTGATAAATTCTTTTCAAGAAATACTATTCTTGATCTATCTTTTGGAACAGTTACATTATGTTTTTGAATATATCGAGTTCCTGTACCTTTACCGATATAATAAGGCGTGCCATCTTTTCTCAGATAGGCATAAACATACGAGTTTAAATACATTTGCTGTAACTCCTCACAGTTATAGAGCCGGTGGATATTTCCAGTATCGCGATCGGCACCTTTATTTATCATAACTTTAGAGCTTGCAGGCAAGGCAATCATCCTCATCTTCAATTACTGTAACAGGAGTTGCAACAACAGTTGTTTCACTCTGTGTGTTTAACATATTTTTACTACCTACCTTATTAATTAGACTATAGTAGATAGTTTTTAATCCCCAACGATACGCTAGCATTAAATTTTTAGCAATCAATGTACCGGGAACCTTTCCTCCTGTAAAGTGTGCAGGATTATAAAAAGTATTTGTGCTGATGCTTTGATCAATGTATACAGCTAATACTGCTGCTGTTTTAAGATATTCTACACAGTCTTTTTGATCCCACATTAATTGATAACGATTTTTGTAACGTTTATATTCAGGAACGACCTGTACAAATGATCCGGCCTTGCTTTCTTTGACACTAATTAATTCCATCGGCATCTCGATGCCATTAGTGCTATTAAGCACAACGCTACTCGATTCAACCGGAGCAATAGCCATTAAAGTAGCATTACGTATTCCATATGTTTTCATATCATTACGTAATCCTTCCCAATCGAGATTAGCACTTGGTTCGAAATTAGTTAATTCATCAACATTCTTATTACGGCGTTCCCAAGGAAATATTCCTTGTCCATAATAGGTATAATGACTTCGTTCACAAGCACCACGATCACGAGCAAGTTCTACACTCATCTCTGTAAGATAAAATGCTTGATGTTCAGTCCATCGTTTAACTTCTGCTAGTGCTTCCGGGTCGCCGTATTTTAAATTCTTTCTGGCATGCCAAAATGCCAGATTAGTAATACCCACACCCAATGGTTCAAATTCTTTATTAGCCAATCGGCTTTGCACACTAAGAAAATCTTGATAGTTAAGCAAATTACTTAGACTACGAACTAATATTCGACAAGCCTTTCGCATATCGGCGGGATTACGGAATGCACCCCAGTTAATAGACCCCAATGTGCAAAGAGAGATGCGTCCTGATTCATCGTCGATACGTTGAAATGGGCGAGTAGGTAATAAGATTTCCTGGCAGTTGTGAACCAATATATCATTGGCAAAAAAACATTCAGTTTCTGGCACAGTAATATCATACACATCAGTTGGTTCTACTGTAATTCTTTTTATTTTAAGCATTTATTCTTCCATTTTTATATTCTGTATTTGTATTTAAGAAAGCATTCATGTTACTTTTTAGTATTCGCAAATCTTTAGTACCGTATGTCAGTAATCAACTTTCCACGCATAACACATCTGTTTCTAACAATTCGCTAGCTTTAACATATCCTCGATTTTTAGTATATATTTGATGATCAGGTGTACATCTAATGATTTTGCCTGATTCATCTTCAATTTCCATTAGTTCTGTTACTGTGGCTGTTTTAGCCGCATCACTTACAGTATTCCAGGTAACTTCCCCTGTTAAAATATTTGAACTTCTAACTTTGACACCGGTCATTGCACCAAATTCAAATTGTTCAACAAAACTAGCAAGTGACATTGATTGAATAGTGTTGTCTGTATTCTTAATTTGAATGTTAGTATCGCCAGTTAAACATAAATTCGATTGATAGATGGGATCTACTTGCGTGTCGAACGGGCCTTGATTGATCACATTGTCAATGTTGACCAGATAGATACGACCAGTATCGGTACGCTCTTTTAGAATACCGTTTTTAAAGATTTCTTCTGCTGATACAACTTTCTTCTTAATTTTCGAATTCTTTTCATATCCGACGTATAGTTTTTCAAATTCCTGACTGTTGCGGTAATATGCTTCGTATAAATCCGGAACTTCGTGTGGATCGAATAATGTAATATTTTCTCCATTCTTATAGCGGCGCCAAAAGAGCGCAGATACAACTACAGAATAATCCATCTGTCTGACCCGAGTTTCTTCCGTGCCTTGATTGTTCTTTAACACAATCAAATCTTCAAATTGATAATGCCAAATGGGGAAAGTCACAGTACAACTCGCGTTCCTGATGCCACCTTGCGAACATGATCTGAGATCAGCAAACCATTTCTTGAGAAAGGGTATCAAACCCGTATGCTTGATTTCTCCGTTGCGAATTGGGGCTCCAAGTGGTCGAATTCGACCAATTTCTAGGCCAATTCCGGCTCGTTTTGACGCATATTTGGCCATCATCTCGCCGCTGGCAAAGATGCTATCTAATGTATCATCCGAACTAATAAGTACACAGCTACTAAACTGCTTAGTAGTGGTCCCAAGGCCCGCAAGAACAGGAGTAGCCAAAGTAAACTGTCCTTCTGACGCGCATTCATAATACTCCTTTACTAGTTTCAATCTGATATCTTTTGGCTCAGCATGAAACGCAGTAGCGGCAGCAACAGCATACCGAACTTGTGGTGTTTCATAGATTTGCCCAGTGGCACGATTTTGAACTAGATACTTTTCTGCCAACTGTTCAATCGCAGCAAATGTGTAATTTTCATCTTTGCTATGATCAATGAATAAGTCAATAATATTCCATTCATCCTCAGTGTACCAATTTAATAAATCTTTAGTATACATACCTGCTTCAACATTGGTTTTAACAATGCTATAGAGCTTAGGAGGTTCATATTCTCCATATACTTCTTTACGCAACATACTAACACGCTGTCTGCCTGCTACATATTGATAATTGGTATTGTTGATTTCAGGATTCTCATTCTCGTCAATGAGATTAACCATAGCTTTTAATAATAGCTCATCTATAGTTTTTGTACTCATACCATCGTGTAGTTCTAATTGAGCTTTAATCTCAATCATAGATGGGCTTACTCCATCTATACCGCTACATCCGTGTGCTACCTGCCTCTGAATTTTGGAAATATCTAGAGGTACTTTCTCCCCATTTCTTTTTACAACAGTAATCATGTACTTTTAACCCTTAACTTATTTTACTGAATATTTACCTAGGATCGTCATACATTAATATTGTTTTCAACGTATAGTTCCTGATCAATATCTGCAGCTTTAACAGCATTATTTTTATCGTAATTTAATATATATTCGTCGTCTACGAATACAAGATTATACAGTTTTGTCTTGGAATAATCAACCATGGTTTTAATCTCAATTTTGGAATTCTTAAACTTTTCTGTAAACTTTAGGGTGTAACCCATCATTAGTGCTAGGGTAAAATCGTCATATCGATTTTCTACGATAATTTCCCATGGGGTAGGCCATGATTTTTTATTAAAAGGATCGACCCTATGATTGAATAGTATTCGAGGAGAGTCTTGCCAAAATACAGAAACATCATCAAACGGGTGATCACAGTGATTCAATGTTTTTCTAAATTCGGCCCAAATAGACAATCTCTCTTCTGGAGATTTGTTGAACATTATTGTAATTGTGTATACCTATAAGTAATCGTACCAGGATAATTTGGACTTGTATAATATAACTCTACCAAATTAGTTGAATTATTTAAGTTAACTGTAAATACCACTCCGCCATCATTTGGACCCGAATAGGAATAGCTATCTGTTATCGATGCTATGCCATACACGTCAATACCTACAGTTAGTTCTCCGGATCTATTAGTAGTCGATACGTTTAAATTATAATCTATGATTGTAGATTGAGTAGGACTACTGTATGGAAATCTAGACAATAATACCGGGTTTGATGAAACAATAATCGTTCCGGCATAAGCGCCCGGACTTGTCACATAAGTAGGCCCACTTACTGTGGTTGTGGTTGATGCATAATTAGTAGTAGTACTATTAACTGTATCATATCTAGAATTATAATCAGAAATTGATGTATTACCTTGAGATTGGAAGGTAATAACCGGAGTAACTTGATTTTGGTCATTGTTAGTGTTATTGCCTACGTTGTTAAAAATATTAAATGCACTAACATGATGTGTAGGTAAATTATTAGTATTTCTACCGACAAAAATACCTTCACGTTCTATATAATAAAATTTATTATTTTCAATTCTGCTTCTTAACGGACCTGTAAAATTATTTACAGCTACACTTTCTCCGTAGACAACACCACGATTTAGATTTCTAAATCTGGAATTTATAATGATAGAATCTTGCATATCATAGTTAGATTTAATTCCGTAATATAAATTATCAAAGCTGCAATTTTCTACGATTAAATCTTGGGTGATTAAAGAGCCTTGCCCTCTAATATCAATTCCGGTGTAATTATTGTCAGCAATTTGTCCGGAACCTGCTACATAGTTACCTAAGAATTGCACGCCACTAATTAAACAATCAACTCCACAATCTGCTCTTAATAATGGAAGTGTAGAAGTTCCACTAGGACCACTTAGGGTAGTATCGTACTGCAATGTCATATCTTTGATAATAATTTTATTAGGACGAGTAGCACTTAATATATTAGCTTGTCCATCAACAAATACTACATAATTATTATGGATACTGGTTTGATCAGCATATTGCATCAAAGGTATTGATGTAGTTACAAGATTAAGAATTGTTTTTCCTAGACCATCGCCTACAATAATAACATTAGGTGGAAGATAAATGGTGGTTTCGATATTATAGACACCAGCCGGCACATATAGTGTTACTAGACTTTCATTTCCTAATGACCCTTTAACTGTTGCGTTTAGATATAGGCTTTCGATAGCTGCTCTAAAATATTGAGCATTGGGTGTAGTTCCATCGCCTATTGCCCCGTAACTTAGTACACTTACTTCATCATCTAATTTGCTCTGCAATGATCTAGAGACTGTATTAGCAAGAGAAACATTAGGTATATGCCCGACTAAGTTATATAATGTTGAACTAGTAATAGATCCGTTATATAAATTGATAAGATCGTTTTCGGTTAAAAGTCTAGTATTACTATTACTAACCGCACCTTCGCTTACACTTTTGCCAATGTATAAATGCTCTGTGTCCTCGGCCCATCCGAATTCTCCCGGTGAAAGAACAGGGATTCCGGTAATATTTTCTTGTCCTCGACGTACTTGTATGCGGGCTATTTCGATTACGGCCATTTTAACTCTCCAGTATTAGATATTTATCGAACTTCGGAGAAGTTAAAACTGGTGTCAAAATAGGCATTACGGAAATTACTTAGTTAATTTGTAATATTCTTCAACTCTATCAAGCCACATATCTTGATATTTGTTAAAATCTTTTGGTAGTAGATCAAACTGTTGATATACCTCTCCACCAGGCTTCATTCCATCATCACCCCTACTTACCATAAAGATATGTCCTTCACGCATATCAGTTCCATATGTATTGTTATGGGCCATGATATACGCCATGAGTTGCAGATAATAATCTTCAACCCATTCTGCTTTCTTTGGACGATTGGTTTGTTTGTAATCGGCAATACAAGGATTACCTTTATAAACGCATACTAGATCAGTTGTGCCCGAGTATAGTCCCTTATAGTATAGACTTTGTTCCATTGCCCAAACTTCGTCAACATATTTTAATCCGTGTTCAATAATAACATCAGCCATTGCATTTGCTTTAATGTGTATTGGATTATTTCCGGGTTGTCTTTGTTCATTACATAGAAATCTTTCTAAATTGGCATGAAGCCCAGTTCCTACACCGGCTGCTTCTGTAGTGATTTGTTGTGCTTTAGCTTCTCCTACACGTTTTTTCCATTCAATTAAGTGCGTCATATCTTTAGTTGCACTTAAAATAGTAGTGACACTAGGAATACGTTCTCCATCAGGCGTTTCGTATAATCTTTTACGTGTTATAGGATCATTTATTTGTTTGCAATTTTTGTATTGGAATTTTTCCACAAACGGTGGAGGTTTTAGAGTAGTCATAACTTTAATTATAACAGAAAAATTGATTTAGAGCAAATTTAGACTACTGGGGTTTCAGGAGCGCTATCCTTGGCTGCTTTAATGGACTTATTAAGTACAATTCCAGTACCGTTATAGTTATTAATTACGGTTGAAAATGCGCGAGGATTTTGATGATATATATTATCAAAAGTTTTATAATCAACATTCATATAAATATTCTGGGCTTGTAATGCGCCTTTGATAGCGTCATATGACAATTCTGACACTCCTCTTCCGACAGCATTACGTAAAACCAATACCAGAATATTAACTATATCTCCTCGTTGGTCTTCGAGTTCAAATAATCTCATTTCGATAATTTAGTCATCAATGAATGAGCTTCTGATAATCTACGAGCTTTAGATCTTTCGATACTTTCTCTCTTTTCTCTTCCAGCGGTATCAAATCCGCCAGATGCAGCATCACTAGCGCCGAATTCGTCACTCATACCTGCAGTCATGCTAGTATTCATACTATCGGACGGTGCTGGATTAACTGGTTCAGCTCCCATAGTTTCTTGAGGAAGTTCGCCACCTGCTAATTGTGCAACAGCAGTACTAATAGATTCTCTAACCTTAGTTAATACTTCTAGTGCCTGTTTAAGAGCAGGATCGATGCTATTTCTAAAAGCATCTGATTCGGCTTGACCAAAATTCTTACGAATGCTATCAGACAAGTCGATCATTGTTTTAGTTTGCATAGTTCCTAGACGTTGCATAAAGTTAGTGATATCAGATACCATATCTGCAGAACCACTAATATCTTTAGCTTTGTCTTCTTCGTTTTCACTAATTAAATATTTTAAAGATTCGATAATAATAGCGTAATTATGTTTACGGTTTAAAAAGCTTTCTTTAACTTTCTTCTTCTTAAAAGGAGGAGCTTTCTTTCTATCTTTAAGAGCTTTCTTCATTGGTTCTTTCTTATTACCATCACCGTCAAAGTCTAAGTAATCTGGCTTGGCTGCTTTCTTTTTTGGTTTTTTCATAGTTTTAGATTCCATTGTGGACTTGGAGTATTTACCATTGCTAAGTTCTATTCCTTCAGACCTTGGTGGTCTGTTATTTAAATAATTTTTTAATGTACCGCTACTGGTAGGTGATTTTTTTCTAACTTTTCTGTTTTGAGTTAATCTTTCATTTCTATTATCTACATCTTGTTGAATTTCATTTGACTCTCGTCCTGCAGTAGAAGAAGTTGTAGGTCTGTGACGTGTTCTATATTCCCAAGACTTAGGATCTAATGGTTTATCGGGATCTGTTAAAACAGGTTTATTTCCGAAATCCATTGTAGCCGGACGCGGATTTCCGGGTAATCCTGGTTTATTACTTTCGTTAGTTTTTTTCTTCTTCTTCTTATGCTTCATAGCCTTGCTTAGAAGTTTAGTGCCTTTATCTTTTTTATTAAATTCTTTTGCAACACTGGTTTTGATACCTACTTTCTTTGCAAATTTAGGATTGTGCGCAGCAGCAGCCATTGTTCTAGCTTGTTTTTCACTCTTAGATTTTTCATTAAGAATAGACTCGCCTAGCATTTCTTTAATTCGACTATTAAGTAAATCTAGCATATGTTTATCTTTTTGATAATCTTCATTTGCCAATAGATCATTAAATCCTGCATTACCTTCTGATTGGCTGAGTTTAGTGCGAATAATATTACGATAGTTTTCTAGTTCTTCTCTAGTATAGTTTTCGAGATCGACTTTGACGCCGAATTTCTTAAACATACTTTCGTTTAATGATTTACTAGAAATTTGAAAATTAAAATCTGTTGTCTTCATAGTTTAACCCAAAAGTTGATAAAGTATTTATCGCATTCTTCTAAGTTTTTCGAAGTTAGTTAAAATGTAATTCTTAGCATTTTTAGAACGTATTTGTGCCAATTCTTGCTTTATTAACAGAGAATTGAATTTGTCGTAATCTCTTTTATTAAGATATACTTTAGATAATCTATTATAATTTAACTCTTCAAAATAACTATACCCGAATTGCTGATCATTTTCTAAAAGTTTATTATCAATATCTTGCCCTAATGCTAAAGAGTTAGCAATAATTAATGCGGTTTGAGGCAAATTAATTCTTTCATATAACATTTGATTGCGTAGATTTGTTATATCAAAGAATCCGTTATTTTTACATATATAATAATTGCCTATTTTTATTTTTCCATCTTCTCGTTCGGCAGGGATTACATAGCCTTTTTCTCTAAGTGTTTCTTTCACTTCGATGGCAAGTTCTTCGATTTTTCTATAAAGTTGTTTTTCTGCTAGCATGGTTCTTTAATTTAATTGTTTTGCCATTATTAGTTATTTCATATACATGCTTTCTAACTAAATTTTGAGCAACCCATGCATCATGCTCATCTAGACTAGATATCGAAATTAAATCTCGATGTCTATTAACAAAATCCCTCTCTTCATTATTTAGGATAATTGTTATATTTTCTAATAAATGGCTTATCCGCATATTAATGTGATTTAGATAATATTACTACAAGTGTCGATAGCACGCCTGCTACAACTGTTCCTGCAGTACCGATCAATACCCGAATCATACTCATATGACTTTTTTCGATCACTTCTTGTAGTGTGCTGACCTTTTTTTCGATAGTATCTAATCTATTTTCTAGAGTAGCATAACGTAATGCACATAGTGCGACATGTGTTTCTAAATTTTCAGATTCTATATTCGACGGTTCCTGTATTGCAGGCATTAAAGGTATCTCCTGTTCTAAATAACATTTTCTTGTGCCTCGATTTGCCTGATAGTTGCCGTAATTATTGTATTTTTGTACTGCGGACTGTTTAAATTAAACACCGCTTTTGAAATATTTATCGTTTCTGTTAAATTTTGAATAATCGGTACTTGATCTACATCGTCTAGTAATAAACCGATTAAGTTACCATTATCATCGCTATAGGCAGAAGATCTATCAGTATAGAATTTAAAAGTCCATATTTTGTGTTCGCCTTTATATCTGTTACCAAAACCCATACCTTTAATATCAGCTGTTTCGACACTAGGAGGAGTGTCCCATTCTATATTGCTTCGTAACCCGATACATTGTTGTAATGTTGTCCAATTTTTGAATTGATTTTGTTCTAGATCTGATCCATACCCTGCACGAGCAATTTCAGGCTTTGTGATATCAATTAATGTTTTAATTTCGATGATTTCCATTATATACCTACTTTAATAAGTTATAGGTATTTATAATCAAAAAGAAAGGCGATCATAAAGATCGCCTTTCATTATCATCTACTAACTTATTAACTTAGTATGTGAGTGCTGTAACACTAACACTTGCAGTGTTTAATGTAACACCATTAACTGTGCCTAGTCCTTGAACAGCAGCAGTTAATGCAGCAGCAACTGTACTCGCAGTTGTGCCTTCTACAGACCCTAATCCCAATCCGCTCGGACTAAACGGATCAACACCTAATGCTTCTAAAGCAAAATTGATTGTATAAGCAGCATTGGTAGTATTTAATGTACCGACGCGGCTAAGTGAACCGAATTGTGTCACCGCTGAGCGGAATACCTGATCGAATACACCACCGGCTGCAGTACCTGTAGTTGCTGAGTAAACACCACCACCGGTAAATGCACCGCCATTTCCGCCGCCGACTGCACCTACTGTACCAGCATAGTCAGCCCATAATTTTAAACCATCTGGACCCCAGAATGTTAATGTAAAATCTTGTAACGCAGGACCTGCAAAGTTCTTCGGTGATAACAAACCACCATGAACGCGATTAATCGAAGCCATTTTATTTCTCCTTAATTTTGTGATAGCCTTGTGAGCTAATCATGCAAATATTTATCAATAAACCAAAAAAACCCTAGAATAGGCTATTAATCATCATGTTTTACATTACCATTAATGATCTTGAGACCCTGTGAAATTTCTTTATTTTCTTTAATTTTACGTATGCCGCGTGTAAATTTAGCATTATCACCGCTTTTAATGCTATTAATGAATCGTCTTTCTAATTCATATGCAACTTCAGGATCAAATGTTTCTCTGATATGTTTTAAAAAATTGATAGCCGAATCGATAATATGACTTGCCCTAGATTCTAGAATAGTTTCTTTATCTTTTCTAGCAGCAAAATCATTTAATTCATCTAAAAGACTTTTTGTTTTTTTCTGCACGGTGTTAACCTTTTTCTCTATGATATTTATCCAAATATTTTACACATGTAATTTGAAAGGATTTATTGTTGATTATTGTTGCATTGCAACATATAATATAAATACACATACACACAAAGGAGAGACAGATGATTAAACAGTTTTTCATTAAACTATTAGAAATCTATGTAAAAGGTCTAGAAAATAATGGTCGTAATCTTGCTGCAGTTTATACTGCAATGTGGCCTGATCTAGTAAAACCTCAACCAACAAAGGAACGTGTATAATGTATTACACTACTATCACCGCCTTTGCAAATTGGTATTTTTTAAATCGTTGGCAACCAGTAACCGAAGAAGAAGTTGAATGGGTTACAAAGCCTGTTAAGAAATCTTGTAATTAAATTTACATTTATCGCCATGCCATTTTGTATAATTGCCGCGACTAATTAATTTTTTACAATGCGGGCACTCTAATTTGATTGGAGTTTTTCCGTTATTTGGACTTATTTTTCCATACATAGGATTATTTTTGCCGGTCTTATTATGTGTTTTAACATACAAATAAATAATCATGCTGATACTCCTATACAGTATTAGAGCGGGTGGATGTTCGAGCATCGCGACCCGCATTTTTATTTATATATTAGTTTATTTTTTAAATTCGTATGTGTATAATAAATATCTAAACGCAATTATTTGCGTTTACACAGACAGATACAAAGGAGAATAACATGTCTAACGATTTTAATTTGAAAGCGCCAGAGTTTAAAATTAATTCAACACGTAATGGTTACGAAATTCGTACAGATATTCTCAGTATGGCTAAGGATCTAGTTGAAGCTGAGTATAGTGCTAAATTTGCTGGTTGGGAGATGAGCTCTCATGTCGATGAAAAAACCGGACAATTAGTATCTACCGTTGCTATGCCAGAATTTCCTGGTCTAGATCAAGTATTAGCTACTGCAGAAAAGATGTATGCGTTTGTTAATGCCGGCGTATCAAAGAAGTAAAAGTGGCATAGCCTACAATAAAAATAAATTACTTCGTGATAGTAAAACGCCCCTTTCGGGGCGTTTTATTTTGGCTTTTAGCTCTTAAGATTTAACTTTATATTCAGCATAGCAAATGTTGTCGATTTTGCTGTCTTATTTTTTGGCATAATCCAAGCAAATTGTGTAGACATCATTTTCTTAAGCATTTTATCTTCAATTAAAGATGCACACTTAAATGTGTTATTAATACTATGGCAAGTTTCGCAATTGTCACTAGTTACTGGATGACCAGGAGCATAATCCTTCTTACCAAATGCCGGAGGACTTGCAGTTTCAAAATATGTACCATTATGGCAGCTTACACAGCCGGTTGTAACACCAGCGTGAATTGTTGCGTGAGACATAGTCCAATCAGCATTAGTATGTGTTGGGGTATCAAGAGTTGTATGGCAAGCACCACAATCAGCTGTTTCAGGAGCGTGATTAGCATCTTGTCCCGTAGCACCGTATGCTGTATATGACCCATTGTGGCAAGTGTTACATGCTAAACTACTTACACTTGCGTGATTCATAGACCACGATGCTGTAAAACTGGTAGTATTATGGCAAGAATCACAACTAGCAGTTCCAATCGGAATATGATTAGCTGATCTTCCTATAGTTTGAGCAGATATTTGTCCGATTGGGCTACCATTGTGGCATGTTGCACAAATTTTAGGAGTACCTAAATAGATACCTCCTGCATGGCAGCTGGCACAAGTACTGCATTTACCGGTAGATAAGTGTGCACCTGTTAAAGGAAAATTAGGATGTAGTGTTTCATACAATGTACATTCGGCAGCGTCTGCTGTGCCCGAAAATGCCAACATTGATCCGGCAATTACTGTTGGTACAGTAATATAAGATACTCCTAATGCAATTGTCATTATAATAGACATAAAGAGTGTTTTAATTTTTTGCACGATGGCAGACCTCCTGTAAGGTTTACATTTATTTACCTAAATTCTGCTTTAATCATCGAACTGAGAACTGTTCGGACTATGACAATAATTACAGTCAACACTAGTAACTAGAATTTTTACTCCATTTTTAGTTACAGTAGTAGGATGACCGTTTCCTTTACCTTGCGCATTATATGAGGTATAGTTACCATTATGACACCCGTCGCATCTAACAGTAGGATATCCAGTATTATGGATCATAGTTTGTGTAATTCCTGCGAAACTATTAAATGCAGTAGTATTATGACACCCAGCACAATCTAATAATAAAGTAGGCAGATGTTTAGCACTACGTACCATGCCATTGATACTAGGATTTCCGTTGTGACAACCTATGCAGGTATTTGGAGTTCCTATCCAAACAGCATTGCCTGCTGGTACATGACAAAAAGAACACGTAGTGCATTTTCCAGTACTTAAATGTGCACCTGTTAATGGATAGCGAGGATGTAATGTTTGATAAGCTGTACATTCTGCACCATATACACGATCGCTAACAAGTAATAAAAAAAGTATTGCTATTATTCTAAAAATCATATCTATACCCGATATAAAAACTTTGATTTGTGTTGTCTGGATTAAGGAACAGCGTGTTATTGGTTTTAGTTAATGACCGTGAATATTGAGCTTCTAGCATACCTTTATCACTTAAAGCATAGAATCCTCTCAATACTGCAGATACAGTGCTCATTTTACCATAAGTTGCATCAGTTGCGTCATATCTAAGAATAGTTGAAATGCTGTTCTTACTCTTATCTCCAAACTTATAGTTATCAGCTACAGTAAAGAAGGAAGATTTTTGTCCCCCAGTAGAATCATTTACTACAAATTCTATGTTATTATTTTTTAAGAAAATATTATCTCCTTTTAAGTGGGCAGTTAATGAATAATTTTTTGAATCACCGACCTGTATAGGAATGGGATCGAAGTTTGGGTTTAAATTAAATCCTGGAATTGTTGATAAATTTGTAACTTGTGCATCGATTGTAGCTTCCCAATTTCGAGAAATCTTTTCTCTAGCACCTATAATAGCTGATGTTGCTATAGGTGTTGATTGAGATATATAAGTATAAATTTCATTAGTGGTTAGCCCGGATTTTCCTATAAGATCGCTGACTGAATTATAAGTTTGTTTATCTAATGATAATGCTCCTAAATTCAATGCAACATCTCCATAAGGCATTGGTGATTTTCTTCTTTCAAATACAGTAAATATGTCGAAATTTTTAGTATAATAAGTTCCTTGCAAAGAAATTAAATTAAGACTATGATAAACTGTATCATATTCAGTTCTTAATAAAATATTACCTACTCTATTTTTATATTCTAAATTATTGCCAATAGCCATACGTTCTAAGAACCCATCAGCTATTCCACGGTTTAGATAAATTCCTGTAGTCCAATCTTGATTAAGATTATATTCTAATTCAACTCCTTCGAATGTTCTTTTAGTTTGAGATACAGCAGTAGCATAAGGAACCCCTGCAGCCGCAGATAATTTTAAATCATCAGTAAGTTTAACACTACCCGACAATCCATCAAATTTTCCTAATGCTCCGGCAATACTAGACTGTCTGCCTAAACGAATATTATATCCTTTAAATGTATCAGCAAAATCAACATATGCTGTTGTTAAATTAGTTCTATTGCCTGAACTAGAACTAAGATCTTTAATCTCAGTAAATCTTAACTTTGATGATAGTGTATATTGATTATGTACTTCTGTTAAAGAGGCTTGTATACCTGTAATCCAATCTACTTGTGTTGCTGACTGATTACTTCCTCTAGTAGAGTTTGAAGTTGCGTATAAGTAATCCGATGTTGACCCTGAAAAATCAAAACTATCTCCATGGTGCGGCTCGCGTGTTTTATTAATTTTACCTATAACAAAGCCCGAAGGTTCTAATATTTCTAAAGACATTAAACGCTGTCTTACTCTAGTACGATCCTCGTCATCGTCGGTATATAAGGCTAAGTAAGTTTGATATTCTTTCATAGCTTTGGGAAAATTTTTAGATTTCTCGTAGGCGTATCCTAATAATTCATGCGCATATCTAGATTCTTCTTTTGGATGAGTAAGTATAATAGAACGCAAATCAGCAATTGCTTGATCATATGTACCATTTTTTTCAAGTAATAAAGATCTAGCTTCGCCCATCAATTCATCTAGAGATCGTGTATCAAAAGTAACGATAGGTTGTTTAACTTCGTCATCCTCATCACTACGATCATTAATGACAGGCATTGTGTTATCGATATCACTAGGTTTTAGAGAATTAATAATTTTCCCTATTAAAAACATATGCGCTAACTTTTCTACAACAGTTTCGTTCTTATGTGCAGTAGGTGTTATAGTAGTTGAATCTGTAGAATGTTCTTCAGTAGTAGTATGATCATTAATGGGTATATTAAAGTTATTATCATTAATATCTACACAACTAGATGCATATAATGCTGTTGCTAATAATGCAACAATTTCTTTTTTTAATTTGAGTGATTTTGTTTTTTTAGTAACAACTACTGTTTTTTTTACAGGTACAACAACGGTAACTGTTTTTTTAGTTACAATAGTTTCATTCTTTTTAACTAAGCTTTGTAAAGAATCTTCGAGGTTATCTTTACCAGATAATGTAGATAATAGATTGGAAAAGTTATCTTCATTTAAGAGCTGTTCAAAATTATCTATGTTCAGAACAGAATTGTGGCTCATGTTAGCCCTTATATATTACGAACCTTTTCCTTCGCTTCGTTTTACTTTGTCTTTGAACCAATTAGTAAATTGTTGTACAAGTAGATGTCTTTTCTCTAATGCTTCACGAGATCCACGAGGATTAATTACTTTAGTAACTTTTCCGGTATCCCACATTTGATCTTTCGGAACCCGTTTTTGCACATTTATTTTCCAATAAGCAATTGCAATAGGAATCATATATTTTTGAGATAATGCTAATTCCGGATGATGATCTAAGTCTATTCCTAGATATTCACCGATTGCTTTATATTGAGATTCCAAGGTAATTTGTATTGGTCCTCTTCCTCTATATTTCCAATAGTGTCGATTAGCTAAAAACCATGCTTTTGTAAGAGTTTCGGTGCCCATTCTCCAATGCCCGTTTCTCTTAGCTTCATCATATTCGGTAAATTGTATACTTTCATGTGCACATTGACCGAGAAATTGATCTAGCTCTAACCCTACAATTCCTGCTTTCATAGCAGCATTTTTAAGAGCATTTTCTGTAGGATCTTTAAAGACAGTATTTTTTTGTGTTTCGACGTATTTTTTAAAATATTCTGGACTTAATGGAGCCTGTACCGGCAATTCCTTTTTAGGAGGATTAACATCAATGTCAGGGACAGTTTCGTCCGGAGGCATTGATTTATAAAAGTCATCATTATCATCAGACGGTATTAATTTTTGGGGTTGCTGCTGTTGCTGCTGCTGATAAGTAGGAGGATGTTGAAACTTATGTTTAGCATAATCATATCCTGCTACTCCTCCGCTAAATGCACCTATTGCTGCAGCGGTAGCTAAACTTTGTTTGCCTTTACGAACAAATTCTTTTTTAAAATCATTCCATTTTCCTTCCTCTAGATTAACCGGAAGTGCGGAAAAATATTTAGGATATGTTTTATTAAAATGACGCATTACAATGCCAGCAACTTCATGTGCCTGGTTTTCAGCAGGACTACCAGTATGCCCGCTAGTTGCGTCTAATTGGTGTTCTAATCCTTGTTTATAGTGTACTAATTCATGTGCTAATGTGCGTAATATATCTAGAGGATGTCGATTTTCTATACCTAAATAGATAACACCCTGATCATTTATGAACTTTCCAAAAGTAGGCTGTTGTTTATCTGCAACCCTTTTTACGAATTTGATAGTAGGAACACTATCTAATCCTATGATTTTTTTAGCTAAAGGGAAGAAATCTCTTAAAATTTCTCTAAATTCTGGCTGTTTTTCTTCTAATAATTCATTAATACGCATCCAGTATTTATTAGTATTTTCAACTTCTATCTACCTTGAAAGTCCATGAGCCGATATGATCACAAATCACATTTGTATCTGCCCAAAGAGTAAATCCTCTATCTCTAGCTTGATTGCAGAAATGAACATCTTCACTAACAGTATTTGCATGATCGATCGCACTGTGATATAAGAAATGCGGGTAAGGAATTGCTCTAAAAACCTCACCTTTTATTAGAGCACACCCGAATCCACACCCATCAATGGGCACCAATCCACGCCCTTTAATAGTATTCCAATCAACATGCGATACACCACCATGGGCATTTTTTCGCATTACTTCAATAACATGAGTTCCTGGTATACGTTGTATATAGATGCCGGTTACAATGTCTTTATCGTGTGATAACAATCTTGCTAATGTGTCTGTTTCAAATGAAATATCGCTGTCTACTGCAAATAGATAATCAAACCCGCCATTTACGACCCAATGTGCAATTAAGTTGCGTACTTGATCTACTTGATATCCCCAAAAATATTGGAAAGTTACATCATAACCTTCTGGTATAATTAGATCATATATACTCTTGAAAGTCTGTGCTTCGATATTTCTATTAGTAGGAATAGCTATTAGAATTCGCTTTACTGGGCCTTTATTAGCAACAGGTGCAGTAATTGCTGTAGGCGTATTAGTTATTTCAGTTCTCTTCGGCAACCGAATAACATTATCTTCGTTATCTCCGAAAATATTTTGTATTGTACGATCTTGCTCTTCTTTGTTAACCTTGTAATCATTTAAAGGACTAGCATCATTGTAGTTATAAACAACATCAGGAACTACATAGATACGATCCGGATCGCAATTATACAATGCACTATAGAAGGTGGCATTATCTCCACCGGCCTTAAACCAATTTCCATTATCGTCTTGGAATGCTTGATTTGGTACATCTAACAATAATTTAGCTTTCATGGTTCTTAGATGAGTATACGGCATTTTCCAATTAAAACGATAATCTTTAAATTTGCGAGATTCGATCACCTCTGGCGGGTACGGCTGACTAATTAATGGAATATTATCAATCACACTCCAACAGGACCCATATGTAAAATCATGGTTGTAATGTATAGTATTATAATAATCGAAAATATCCGGGCGATTGATCAAACTATCATCGCCGTCTAACATCATAATAATATCGTCAGGGTTGAGATCTCTAATGATTTGCATATGATTATAAACAGCCCCTCGATTTTCATCATTATGTACTACTGTAATTTTATTTTGTATTTCTTTAGGAAGCTGTTTAATATAATTTAATGCAATATTTCGGCCATTATCTGTGCTAGCATCATCGATTAACCAATGTTCATAATTGTCGTAATCTTGAGCAGCCACACTAGCAATACATTGTTCGATATATTTTTCAGCATTATAGAATGGGCTAATTACAACGATCTTTTGTTCAGGTCCTAATTTAGGAGCAAGCCATTCTTCGCTGGTACTTAATCTTCGATTAAATATCTTATGATACTTATTTTTAGTATATGAGGCCTGTTGACTTTCACCCCTGCTGAGATATAACCCTAATTTAGCATAGATATGTTGCTTCCATTCTAATGCGACAACATCCCAACCTACTAGGTCTTTAATCTCGTCTAATGCTTTCATTCTACGTCGATGTTCTGTTTTATTTTGATAAGCAGCAACTACCTGTTCTACAATAAGATTAGACTGTTCTTCTGCATTAACATTAGGAAATAGACTATTAGGAGTTGCTGAATAATCGATAAGATATCCTTGTGGGCTTGCAGTTTCTTCCAATGCTCCGAATCTACAAGTAATTAACGGGGTATTAGCATATAGTGATTCTAATGTACTAATTCCGTATGTCTCTGGAAAAGCTGTAGGATACAGGAAATAACTGGCTTTGGCAGAAATCTCTGCAACGGTTTTCTGATCAACAATTCCTGTAAATGTAATAGTAGCATCATTTAAATGAGGTCCTGCTATTTTCATAAATTCTGTTTCTTCATCGTCGTGAGCAAAGGCTGCACCTAATTTGTAATGGCCCCCGATCACAGTCAATCTTGCAGATGGTATACGTTTTTTAACTTTAGGCCAAACTAGATTCAATAAAGGATCTAGTCCTTTGCTCATGTTAGCATTGAATATAAACATGTTAGGATCTTTCGTATCTAAATCTACCGAATCGAAATACTTGACTATGCCGTTTCGTGTAATCCAACTATGTCTACGGAATACTTCGTACATACGCATACGCGGGTGTGCTGCATTCATAACATAGAATGTATGAAAATCACTCAATGTCCATACTTCATCGATAGCGTTCATAGCTACCAAATCTTCTAAAATATCGTCACCCCAACAAAATGTATCATGCATCCAAAATACTTTTAACTTAGCAGTTGATCGCATATGTTCGAATGCAGTATAGTCAATTTTTCTATTTGTAGTTTGTGAATAATTGTAATAATGGTTCGGAACAAACGGAGTTACCACACGACTGCTGATAACAACTTGATAAACAGTTTTGTCATTTGCAATTTCAGACAACGGACGATAGATTACGCCATCGTATATACCTGGTTTAGAATCCCCTTCGTCACAAGCATTAAAAACTGTTACATCGAACCCTAGTTTAACTAATTCTTTAGAATTAAGAATTACTGCGCTTTCACTTCCTCCCATACCCTTTTTATTAAGTGTATCGCCGTCATAGGACATACCTACAATATCAATGAAGGCAATTTTAGCACGAGGCATCGGTAACGGAGATAGATCTGTAGCAGGCAATGGTATAATAACTTCTTCTGGATTTAAGATCCTTCGACCGAATACTTTATGTACTCGATAATTAATCCAGTCAACTGTAGCCTGTTCTTCAACAGATAGCTCTAATCCTAATTTGTAATAAAAATGCTGTTTCCATTGTAATGCAACAGCATCCCATGTGGATACATCTTTAGCTGCATTACAAGCATATTGCTTTTGTTGATGTAGATAAGGATCTCGTACTACATGTAATACTAGATCAACATATCGATTAACCTGTTCATCCGTATTAATCCAAGGAAATAGTCCATTAGGTTCTATCGGAAAGTCGATATAATATCCTGCTGCTTCAGTAGCCGATTCTTCCATAGCACCAAATCTTGTACCAATAACAGGAGTATTGTAATTAATACTTTCGATAATACTAATACCTGATGTTTCAGGAAATGCACCTGGATAGAGATTATAACTAGCTTCGGCCATAATTTCCGCAATTTTAGGTTGAGGAATAATCCCTGTAAATTCGATAGATTTATCATGAGCTACAGAATTCTGTAAATTAATCCAATTCTGTTGTGCTTCGCTAACGGGTTCGTTATTGAAACGATAATATCCACCGATAATCTTTAATTTAGCGTTAGGTAATTGCTGCTTAAGTCTAGGCCAAATCTTTTGTACTAAAGGAACCATGCCTTTAGTAATAGACGCATTATAAACGAATAGGTTAGGATCTTTCTTTTTAATGTCAACCCAATCTATCCAACGATTAATTGCGTTACGTGTATTAAAAATTCTATTTTTGAGAACCTCAAAATTTCTACGAGGTCCATGACTAGAGTGTGTGGTATAGCTAATA